CCTGACCGACAGTGCGAACGAGGCGCAGGAGTTGTTCGCCGCGAATATCGGCTGTCTGGTTCGGGGTGAAGTCGGCTCTGACTTCGCGCTCGCCTCTGGCGGCTTCGTGCTGGTGTCAACCGACAACGCCGGTGAAGATCCGATTTGGCAGATGTACAACGTGATGAGGGGCCGGGATTACATTCATCTCGGACTGCTCCGCGCGCTGCGCTACTACCTTGGCCGCTACAACATCGTTGGCCATACCGTGCAGGCGATCCTCAACACGATGCACTTCTTCCTGCGCGACCTGAAGGCGGACAACCACATCCTCGACTTCAAGGTGAACTTCCGCACCGAAGGCAACTCGCCCGAAGAAATCCGGCTCGGGCATCTCACCGTCGGCTTCAAGGCGGAGGAGCCTCCGGTGCTCAAGCACATCACCATTGAGTCCTCGCGCTATCGCGAGGCGCTGGACGAGATGGTCGCCGACTTGGCTTCGCAGCTTCAGCTGGCCACGACGTAACCGACAATGGCGGGCTTCGGCCCGCCTCCCTCCCCCTCAACTTGAACAAGGAAGTCCACAATGGCCCGTGCAGGTACGATTTACGTCATGGAAGGTGCGAACCTCATTTGCGGCGATTCCGTCGGAGAGATGGGGCCGATGCCCGGCATCTCGACGCACCTCGTGTTGCAGGAGGTGAAGCTGCCGACGATGGAGGAGAACTACGCCGAACACACACCAGCTGGCGCGCCGATTGCCATTGAGGTGCCGACGCACATCAATCGGCTGGAGGCGACGTTCAACCTTGCTGGCTGGGACCCGGACATCATGATGTTTATGGGTCAGAACAGTTCGCAATTTCACCGCTTCACGTTTTACGGCATGATCCGCGACCGGCGCACGTCCGCCGCGCTGCAAGCCATCGCTGTGATTCAGGGGCGGCTCGGTCGTGTCAACCCGACGGCGTTCTCGCGTGGCAACCTGATGAGCCACGAGTACAGCATCAAGTCCATCACCATGTACAATCTGTCGATGCAGCGCGAGGTCGGCGAGGACCCGCAGCCCATCTTCAATTGGGACTTCTTCACGTCCGACTTCATTGTCGGCGGCGAGAACATCAACGCCGACATGATGCGCACGCTGGCGATTCCGTGACAGTCGCGGAATTGGTGGCCGCGCTCCAGCGGCAGGACCAACACAAGCGCGTCGTCGTGGCGGACCGCGACGGCGCGAGCAAGGCCGAGGACGTTGAGTTCGTTGACCAGCGCGTCGAGAAGGGCGAGCAGGTCATCGCAATCTGGTATCACAAATGATCGTCAGCGAGAAAAACGGCGGACGCACGGTCCACCTGTATCTGCCGTTCGAGTACATGGGCCGGAGGATTGAGAGCGTCACCCTCTCGCCCCTGAAGTTCGGCCACACGCTGCTGTGGAATGAAGGTCACTACAAGACAATGCTGGAGCTTCTGATCGACCTTGCTGGTGTTGAGGAAGCGATCATTCGCGACCTTCGCTATCCGGACGCCGACCGTGTCATGGAAACGTTCACCATGATGCTCACGCCGCAGATACGTGAAGACATCGGCAATGGCATCGTCCCGCAGAAACCGCCCGGGATACAGCAGCAAGAGCAGCCACCGCCTGTAACCAACGGCGGCGGCCATCCGATGATGCCGCAGCAGGGGCCGGGCGAACCCTTGCCGTTCGACAGCCAGCCCGGCTTTGACATGAGCGAAGAACCCTGATGTCCGACACGCACGACACCACCATACGGCTGACTGTCGAAGACAGCACCGCGCGCGGGCTCAACTCCGCCGCGCGCAGCGTCAGCCGCGCTGCGGAGCAGATGAGCGAAACGCAGCAGGCAGCTCAGGAAAGTAACGACCGGGCTACGCTTGCCGCCGCGCGGCGCATGGGCCGGACGTTTGAACAGCAGCGCGAGCTACAAAACAGGGCCGCGCGCAACGCCGCGCAAAGCGGTCAGCAGCAAGTCGGCTGGATGAACCGTATAGCCGCTTCCATCGGCCCGGTTGCGATGGGTATCGGCAAGATGGCGGCGGGCTACGTGACGCTCAGCAAGTCCATCGACATCGCGGCGCAGTCCATCGAACAGTTCGCGAGGTTCGATGACGCGCAGCGTGTCTGGCAGAATTCAATGGGCGTCAATCAAGCCGCGATGGAGAAGCTCGGCACCGCCATTCAGGCGACTGCGCGCGCCAGCGGCAACGCGCTGATGGATACGCAGCAGGCCTACAAGCAATTTCAGGACAAGCTCGGCGCTACGGCGGAAGACACCATCAAGCACATGGGTGACATCGCAAAGTTTGCGTATGGCATGAACACGCCGATTGTAACGATGGGCGAAGTCACGGCCGACGCCATGCGCAACCTGAACATTCCGATGGAGCAGGGCCGAGACGTAATGCAGACGCTCGCCTTCGGGGCGAACAAGCTCAGCCTCAACATGCAGGAGATCGCCCCTTACCTGAACAAGATGACCGGGCAGATGGCGACGTGGGGCGTGACAGGTATCGACGGATTGCAGCGGTCGATGGCGATCATCGGCAAGATGAAAGACGTGCTCGGCAGTTCTGGCGAAGCTGCGACCGTGTTTACCAGCGTGCTGGACAAGCTCGGCAGCGAGCAGATGTCCAGCCTGATGGGCTGGGGCAGGCACGGTGAACTGAAAAAGCATCTTCAGGCGTCGGTTGACCCGGTGGGTGAATGGGTTCGGCTCTTGAGCGAGAAAAGTCCAGAACAGCAGATGCGCATCATGAACTCTCTGAGCAACAGAGAGGCCATCGCGATGCGTGCGGTCCAGCGTGAATGGTACACCGTTGGCGACAACATCAAGCGCGCCAGAGGGTACCAAGGCGGCGAGAAGGCCGGAGAGAACCGGGCCAAGGGCATCATGCACGAGCTTGATGTTCTGGGTACGCAGCTCTCCGACCTGATGACCAACTTCGGCGGACTGCTTGCTGACCTTGGCCTGACGCGAGCACTGGCTGCGCTCAACGAGCAGCTTGATTTCATGAACCGCCTGCTGATCACCGCGCGCAAGGGCTGGAACGCGGCATGGTTTGGCGGGAAACTGCCGGAGATGTACACGAAGGAGGAGCGCGAGGCATACCGAAAGCCGGAGAAGGCCATCCCGTTCTACGGGACCGCGCGAGATGTATGGAATCGCACCGGCCGCGAGAACGCTCCGGACCCGACCAACGTCGAACCGCGCCCGGTGCCCGTACAACCACCAGCTCCGCAAGAACTTCTGCATCGGCAGAGCCTCGAAGACGACGAGCGCGGCGGGGCGAGGTTCATCAGGGCTTCCGACCGGAGCTACTACGACCGCGCGAAGGACATCTACGACGCCTACGACACCGGTAGAGATACTCCGAGTATTGTGCGCGGGCCGGTTGGCATAGCCAACGACTTGGCCAACGCGATGAAGCGGGATTCGCTGAAGCCGGGCAACCCGCTGCGTTCAAAGCTGCGCGAGACGTTCGGCATCGAAGACCCGAAAGAGCCTGTGCCGTGGGACCGCAGGAGGCCGGGTGGCTCTGGCGGCAATGAAACGCCGTTTGCAAGCAGACGCTGGCGCGACCCGGATGACGCCATCGAAGAAAGCCAGCAGCAGTACGGCACGTCGATGGACGCGCGCTATCTGAAAGCGAGCTATACGCCGAGCGGTCGTGGTTTTCCCGGCGGTGGCGGTGGCGGGGGCGACGGCTCGCCCGGACCCGGTCCGAACTATTCGCCAGCGGGGCCAGCCGCTAGACGCGGCACGGGGCAGGGCACCGGATATGGCAGCGGCGGTCGGCAGCTTCCCGGCTCACCGGCGGAAACCAGCCGTGAAGTTCTCGAAGGAGCGAGCGGCGGCGCTGTTGGCGGAACGATTGCCAGCGGAGAAGGCGGGTATGGCTCCTTCAATAGGGGCATCGCTGGTGACGCGCGCGGCGCGACGATGGATTTCTCGAAGATGTCCATTGGACAAATCATGGCCGCTCAATCCGGCGGCCCGGGGCGGCGGTCGTTATTCGCTGTCGGCAAGTATCAGGTCATTCCGTCCACGATGCGCGCGGCTGTCAAGGCGCTAAACCTAGACCCGAATGCGAAGTTCACGCCGGAAATGCAGGAGCACATTTTCCGCAATTATCTGATTGCTGGCAAGCGCCCGCAGATCAAGGATTACATCACCGGCAAGACCGACAGCCTGCATGGGGCGCAGACTGCCGCTGCGGCTGAGTTTGCATCCGTCGGCGACCCAAATCTGGGCGGACGCAGCCGCTACGGCGGGGTTGGCGGCAACAAGGCGTCCATCTCTCCGGAGCGCATGGCTCGCGCGCTCAGGGCTGAACGGGAGCAGTATCAAGCGAACCGTCGCGCGGGCATGTCGGAAGAAGAGGCATGGGCCGCGTTGTCTGGCGGCAAGGGAAAGGGTGCTACGGCAGGGAAGACAGACCCGGGCAAAGTCTACACCGACTCCGACCCCGAGCTGCGCAACGACAAGAGCTACTACACCGGCCCCACGCCATCGGCACCATCGGCACCGGCGGCACCGGCAGCACCAGCAGCACCAGCAGCACCGGCCGAGCCCGCGCTTCAGCGTGATGTCAACGTTCGCTTCAAGGTGGACAACAAGGACTACCAGTTCGCGCGCCGGTCGATGATGGCTGACGTTAACAGGGAAATGCGTAACGCTGGCAATAACGGCTACGCGGATACGATGGCTGCGTGAACGAGCCGTGGGTGGTCACCTATCGGATTGACTACTGCGAAACAACAATGGTCGTGGAATTCTATCGCGGCTCTTTCGAGGACTGCATCCGCATCTTCGAACGCTCGGCCAGCGGCGAGGACGACCAGCGCAAAACCAAGAGCTGGCAGGCCGTCGCCGGACCGGCGAGGCTGTGGGACAAGTTCATAGAGGGCATGTGAATGGCGAACTGGGTTCTGTTTCAGTGGGGACCAATTCAGTTTCAGGTCTATCCGCTCAGTCTCGCCGAGATGTCGCACCACACCACAGCGGACTGGGCGAAGAAGGAAATCGCTGGCGCTGCGATGTACCGTGAGTGGGTCGGCGAGGGCGACGAAACCATGACGCTGAAGGGCAAGGTGTTTCCGCACTTCTTCGCGCGACACATGCGCCAGCGCAGCATTGGCAACCCGGTGCTTGGCGAAGGTGCGCGCCGTGGCAGCGACGGGCTTCTGGAGGAGAACACGGGCGATCTCATTTCCAGCGGCGGGTTGTTTCATCTCGACGTTCTGGACAACATGCGCAGGCTCGGACAGGCACACATACTGGTGCGCGGCGACGGATGGCACTTCGGCTGGTTCGTCATTGAGACGATGCAGCGCGCGCACACGCACATCGCGCAGGATGGCATTGGCCAGATGATCGACTTCGAGGCGGTGTTTCAGCGCGTGCCGATACCGAACGACCCTGCGGAGTATCAGAGTCAACTCTGGAGTTCTGGGGCAATGGGGAAGTAAATGGCCGTCGAGTCCTACGACCTCGTCACCGTCATGTCGGACCGCATCACCGTCGATCAGATCGTCTGGCGGCGATACCGCAATCGCGCGCGCGGCATGGTGGAAATCTTCCTTGACCATAATCCGCACCTTGCCAAGGTGCATCGCTACTCGCCGTTCCTGCCCGTCGGAACGCAGGTGCGCGTGCCGATTGACTACGAGGTGCTGCGCGGCGCGCCACACACCAAGGCTGGCGTGGTGCTGTGGGGAACGACGCCTGAAGGCGACATGACGCAAGGCACCGACGACGTGGTGACCACACGTGGTTGAACATCAGGGTCCACGCCGTAACGCGTATGTCAAAATCATCGTTAACGGTACGGACCTCACGTCGCGGTTTGCGCCGTATCTGATCTCGGTGCAGGTGATCAGCGTCAGGAACGAGCAGGATCGCTGCAACATCGAACTGGACGACCGTAACGCCGAGCTGATTATCCCGGGCGACGCCGCGCGTATTCAGGTGGTGATGGGCTGGCACCATGAGGGGCCGCGCATCATCAACGTCGGCGCGTCAATGGCGGTGTATAAGCCGAGCCGGTTCGAGCTGGAGCAGGAAGCAAAGTTCGGCGGCCCCGGCGCGGAAATGGTCTTCCAAGGGGAGCTTTCCAATTGCGAGTCCGGCTTCGGCCGCAAGGGCGGCGGTCGCAGGCTGTGGCTCGAATGCGAAGGCGGCAAGCCGAAGGGCGCTGCCAAGCAGGAGCAGACGGACTCGGTCGGCGAAGGCAAGAAGCGGTCGGGCGAAGGCGGCATCGGCTCCGATGCTGCGGCGTCGGCGAAGGCAGCGGCGGAAGCCGCACGTGGTGCTGTCAGTGCACTGGGTGCAGTGGGCGGCACCACGATTGGAACGGTCCTTGGTTCGCTCCTTGGTGGCCCGGTTGGTGGGCTTGTTGGGTCGCAGGTCGGAGCCAACATTGGCGGACTCCTTGGCACTGGCGGCACTGGCGGCGCGACCAACTCGGTGACATCAACGCGCACGGAGAATGGTTTCGTTACGGATGAGATTGGTGACAAGAACGCGCCCAAGGACGCGCCCGGCACCTTCAGCGAGGGCAAGATTTCGCTGATGGAAGCGGGCACGCAGTTCTTCGGCAAGGCCGGGATGATACTCAAGCTGTCCCCGAAGATGATGAATATCCGGCGGAATTACTGGGACATCCGCAACGAAAGCCCGCAGGCGTGGGGCGAGCGGATCGCGCGCGAAGTCGGCGGCACGTTCAAGATCAACGGCAACATCGCGGTCATTGCTGGCCTGAACGAGGGCGTCAACGCCGACGGCCAGACGATGCCGGACATCGAAGCGGTGTGGGGCATCAACCTGATAGGATGGCGCATCAAGCCGTTTGTCTCGCGCCCGGAGTATGGCTCGGCGGCGTCGCGCTACTTCGACCTTGACGAGGGCGTGTGGAAGCAGACCAAGGAGTCCATTGAGGCCGCGTTTCCCTACGGCCAGTCCATCGCCACGATGGTGACGCTGGCGTCGGAGGTGGACAAGAACACCGCCGGGCAAAAGGTCCAAGGCAACGCCGAGATGAGCAAATGGGAGAAGGGCACGGGCTGGTGCCTGATTAACGGCGAGCCGCGCGCAACGTGCGGGGCACAGCTCACCATCTCGGGCGCGCGCCCCGGCATTAACGGCACCTACACGATGGAGGAAGTCGAGCACAACTATCAGCGCGGCGTTGGTTACAGCACGCGCATCGTCGTTCGTGCGCCTAATCCGACCGGCGCGGGCGGCGGCTTCGGCAACGACCCGGGGCGGCTCCCGCCGCCATCACTGTCCAACCCGGCGGAGGTGCCGCCAGCGGCGGAGCCCGAGCCGCAGGCTGGCGAAACGTCGGCGCTGCGGCGCTTCTTCTTCGGCTCGCAGGAGGCGTTCATCGAAAGCCGGTTCAGGGCCGGGTACATCACGCGGGAGCAAGCCGACCGCGAGCTGGCGGCCATCAGGCGAAGGAATTTCACTGCCGACGAGCAGGAGCGCATCAAGCGCTATGACCAAGAGCGACGACAGGGCTTTGCCCAGTAGGAGGCCACCATGCCATCAATCGTCCTAAGCTCGGGCCACGGGCTGTATGTGCGTGGCGCGGCGGGCATCATTGATGAAGTCGATGAGGCCAGAAAAGTCACCGACCGTCTGGCCGAAGAACTGGAGAAGCGCGGCGTTGACGTGCTGGTGTTTCACGACAACACCTCAAAGTCGCAGTCCGAGAACCTCAACACCATCGTCAACTTCCACAACGATCAGGTGCGCGACCTCGACATCAGCGTGCACTTCAACGCGTTCGAGCAGCGCGAGCAGCCGGTCGGCACCGAAGTCTGGTACGTCACGCAGAAGGAGCTGGCGACGCAGCTGTCGCGCGCAATGGCCG